ATGTTATCGCAGCAGATATTGAGAGTGACCAAACTATGAACGAGATCGCAGAGATTCTGTTCTGAGTGTGATACATTGGAGGGGCACAGTGCTTGACACTTTGTCCCTTTTTTGCTAGACTCAGTATACACAGTGTCGTGCGTTATTTGTGTGATGGTTGATGGGGGGCGTGATATAAAAACCCCTAACTACCCTAACCTACAGAGGTGACAAATCGACCTGTAAATATCATTCTGAAAAAAAATTCTGCGGAACTATGATTAGTCCTATAAACCCTGCGAAGATAAAAAACAGGGGACCATATTGGAATTTCTGGAAGGTTGTTTTCGCTGGCTGGTTAATCAGGTATCCAAAGACCATGGGTAAAATTGCATTAATCCCCCTTGGTATTTTGATAGTACTGATATATAATGCGTGTACATCGTAAGTTTTTGATAAAAAAATCCCGGAGGAAAAAATGACTCCCACAAAGGTTTATCACATTTATGTAAAGGAAGAATGTGTATATAATAATTTGAGCGAGAGACAATTTAATAAGAAATGGAACACCCTCAAAGGAATGGTAGGTCTTATGAAGACTGACTATGAACTTGAGGATTTAACATATGAGGAGGTAGAGGTATTGCGACATACAAAAGAGGAGCATTCGTACTAAAAGTAGAGAAAACCCAATAGGTTTTTGATATTGACTTTACATACATACTGAGATAGAATTGAACTGAGTTTATTCAAACTATGGCAAAAGGATTTACTGTTAAAGCTGCACCACCAAAGAAGGGTAAAGAACCTGAGTGGGACATTGCAGCAATCAAAGAAAGAATGAAGGGGAAGAGGATTGTATTTTGTCTTCCAGGTCGAGGATGTTCATTTGTATTTCTGAAGAACTTTGTACAACTGTGCTTTGATATGGTACAGAATGGAATGAGTATTCAGATTAGTCAAGATTATTCATCAATGGTTAATTTTGCACGATGCAAAGTATTAGGTGCAAATGTATTGCGAGGACCAAAACAGATTCCATGGGATGGTAAGTTAGAGTATGATTATCAACTGTGGATTGACAGCGACATTGTCTTTGATACACAGAAATTCTGGCAATTATGTGATCTTGCACTCAATGCCGAAGGCGAAGAGAAGGAAGTAGTTGCTGGTTGGTATGCCACTGAAGATGGAAGAACTACCTCTGTTGCACACTGGCTTGAGGAGGATGACTTCAGAAAGAATGGTGGAGTGATGAATCATGAAACTGTTGAATCTATTCAGAAGAGGAAGAAACCATTCACTGTAGACTATACAGGATTTGGGTGGGTCATGATCAAACATGGAGTCTTTGAGAATCTAGAGTATCCTTGGTTTGCTCCTAAGATGCAAGTATTTGAGTCTGGTGCAGTACAAGACATGTGTGGAGAGGATGTTTCATTCTGTCTTGATGCAATTGAGAAAGGTTATGAGATTTGGTGTGATCCACGGATTAGGGTTGGCCACGAAAAAACTCGCGTTATCTAAATGAAGACTTATAGTATTGTTTATCAAAATAATATTATGTACAGTAATCTCACCATTGAAGAATGTGGTGAGAAGATGGAGGACCTCTCGGAAAAGTTTTACTCGGGAGGTTCTATTGATCCAAGTTTAATTGAAATTAAAGTAAAGGAGAATTAATCTTATGGCAATTATGAAAGGTGGTAGTTATGTCCCTGGTAAACCCAAGAAGACTCGGCAAGGCCGCTCGTCCAATACGCTTCTCAGTGCGACCTCACGAAACAACAAAAAGAAAGCATATCGTGGTCAGGGTAAATAGGAGAAGATACATTTGTTCATGAATGGCAGCTCTTATATGCAATCTACCCTCTATTGAAGTATGGGTAAGAAAAGAATATCTCACTGATCACCAAAGTGGTCATGGTGAATTTGTTAAAGGCGTCTGGGTATCGTGTAAGTCGATACCTGGGCGTGCTTTTTATTTTGAGACATACTTACCAGAGTATGCTGCAATGTACGATAAATTGCCCATCAGCGCGTTTGTAAGCGACCCTGAGACCCCTTCACCTGATATGAACCTACCTAACCTACAATTCTGGAATTGTATGGATTATGGCGTCGTTTCCGTCACGAAGCAGTTTATTGGATCAATGGATTATGAACTGTATACAAGGGATCATGGTATACAGAAGGGGACATATATTTGTACAATTGATAATTATCACCAAGATCCTGATACGATTGATTATGCAACCAGTGAAAATCCAGCTGAACACAAATCCCATAATCTAATTGAACTAGATAATGGGCAGTATGCACTGTATCCAAACAATAGAATGCGTATCTTTGATAACAGTTTGACACCTGTGAATCCTAAAATGCCTGATTTCAAAGTTTCAACGCAATATTATAGTGTTGAAAATGGTTTTGAACGCCTTGGAATGGGTCGTGAGGATGAATACTTTTGGAAAACAGCAAAAGAACGTGAAAACGAAACCAATTCACTCAATTCAGAGGAGAAAACAAATGGCCAACAACCCAAATCCTGATAGAGATGTTAGCTACATGAGAGAAGTATGGGGAACAACTAGTTTGACATCAGATTATTGGTCACTTCCAACAGGTGAACAAAAGGAAAGAATGCTACGTGAGATCAATAATGATGATATGACTCCAAAAAGGAGTGATCACAATGAAGAAACTGAGTTGTTTTTGAGAGAGAATACAAATAACGAGTCTAAATAAGGTAGAATTATAATACCAAATGCCTTTAGAGAGGGTAAGTCAAGGTTTCAAGGATATTAGTATGACATTTCAGAGTAATCCTCTGAATAATGACCTCATTGGCTTGAAAAATGAGAATGCAATTGCGCGTTCAGTAAGAAATATTGTCTTTACCCTCCCTGGAGAAAAGTTTTTTGATGAAAATTTTGGTTCAAAAGTAACAAAATCATTATTTGAGAACATCGATGACATTAGTGCCTCTTTAATTCAAGAGGAAATTACGACATCGCTTGAAAATTATGAACCAAGAGTTGAATTAGTGAGTGTTAAAGCATATCCTGATGTGGATAATAACTCTTTTGACGTAACAATTGTCTATAGAGTCATCGGTGCTGATATTCTGCCACAACAATTAGAATTTGTATTGCAACCAACTAGGTAAATGCCATTAGTCAACTTCACCAATCTGGATTTTGACCAGATTAAGACAACTCTCAAAGATTATTTGAGAGCTAATTCAAATTTTACTGACTATGACTTTGAGGGATCCAATCTCTCATCGATCATTGACGTATTGGCATACAATACTTACATCACTTCATACAATGCGAACATGGTCGCGAATGAAGTATTCATTGATAGTGCTACTTTGAGAGAAAATGTAGTAGCTCTTGCAAGAAATATTGGATATGTACCAAGATCAAGAAAAGCAGCAGCTGCAACGATCAGTTTTTTCGTTGATTTAACTCAAATTACTCCTGCACCATCAACATTGACCTTGAAAAAAGGTGTAGTATGCTCTTCTCAAAGTTCTTTTGGGTCAGAATCGTTCGTTTTTTCGATTGTTGAGGATATTACAGTCCCAGTCGTCAATAATACAGCATCATTTAACGAAATTACCGTTTATGAGGGAACTTTAGTTGAATCTAACTTCACATTTTCCTCTCAAAATCCAAATCAAAAGTTTATTTTAGATAATAGCGGAATTGATACTGAAACAATTCGCGTTTCAGTCAAAAATAACCAATCTGCGACTGCTTCCGTAAAATATTCATACCAAGATAACATTTTAGACATTACAGACACCTCAAATGTCTTCTATTTGCAAGAAATTGAAGACGAAAGATATGAAATGTTCTTTGGAGATGGTGTTTTTGGTAGAAAACTAGAAGAATCTAATTATGTGACCGCAGCGTACATCACTTCAAATGGTGATAGTGCAAATGGCCTAGGACAATTTGCATATAGTGGTATTTTAGAATATACAAGAAATGGAATTACATATAGCGTTGCAAATGGAATCTCTCTAGTCACTACAGAGTCTCCTTCTGCAGGTGGTGAAGAGATTGAGAGTGTAGATTCCATTAGAAAGTTTGCTCCTAAAATCTATGCGTCACAAAACAGAGCATTGACATCAAATGACTATGAAACTTTAATTCCATCGAAGATTTATCCAGAAACTGAATCAATTTCTGTTTTTGGTGGAGAAGAATTGATTCCTCCACAGTATGGTAAGGTTTTTATTAGTATCAAACCAAGATTTGGCGACTTTTTGCCAAATTTGATTAAAGAAAACATCAAATTAAAACTCAAAAAGTATGCTGTTGCGGGTATTGTACCTGAAATCTTGGATCTGAAGTATTTGTATGTTGAAGTAGACTCAAATGTGTACTATAACACTAATTTGGCACCTAATGCAGACTATGTTTCTTCTTTAGTGCAGACAAATGCGACAAAGTATGCAGAATCAACAGAATTAAATAAGTATGGAGCTAGATTCAAGTATAGTAAGTTCCTAAAGACAATTGATGATAGTGATGCATCAGTTACCTCCAATATAACGACTATTCAGATCAGAAGAGATTTAAGAGTTGTCTTAGATTCAATTGCAGAATATCAAATTGGATTTGGTAATGAATTTTACATTAAAAATCAAAATGGATACAATATTAAGTCAACTGCGTTCAGAGTTTCTGATATTGGATCTGAAGTTTATCTTTCTGATGTTCCAAATTCTAATAGAGAAAAAGGATCATTATTCCTGTTTACAGTTCCAAATGTAAATTCTCCTACTCCAACAGTAGTTAAGAGAAATGTTGGAACAATTGATTATAAAAAGGGAATAATTACTCTTAATCCTATCAATATTATTTCTGGAAAACTCAAAGATGGTCAAACTATCATAGAAATATCTGCATGTCCAAAATCTAATGATGTTATCGGATTACAGGATCTTTATTTGCAACTAGATATTAGTAGTAGTAATTTCGATATGGTTGTTGATGATATTGCATCTGGACTAGATCCATCAGCATCAAATTATAATGTTACTTCTAGCTACAGCAACGGGAATTTAGTAAGACCATAACAAATGTCAGACAAGAGAATCCAAATCAACACGATTGTAAACAATCAACTCCCAGCATATGTTAGGGAGGAGTTTCCACTTGTTGCTGAGTTTTTATCGCAGTATTACATTGCTCAAGAATTTAAAGGGTCATCAATTGACTTAATACAAAATATTGACAAATATGTAAAACTTGATGAATCAACTAAGGTTGATAGTTCCGAATTTTATCTATATTCTGATGTTGACATCGATGATTCAACTATTACCCTTGATTTATCTAAAAATCCAAAAGGAACCAGAACATTTCCCGATTCTTATGGTCTAATTCAAATTGGTGATGAGATAATAACATATACAGCCAAAACTGTAAACTCATTTACTGGTTGTGTTAGGGGATTTTCAGGAGTAACTTCCATAGAAAATGGAATGGAATTCTCTACTTCTGAAGCACAGGAGCATTCTGCTGGAACAAAAGTCGTTAATTTGAGTGATCTGTTTCTTAAGCAATTTTTACTGAAAACCAAAATTCAATTAGTTCCTGGAATTGAAAGTAGAAGTCTTTCGTCAGATGTAAATCAAAATCTACTTATAAAACAATTTAAGGACTTTTACAGCAGCAAAGGTACTGACGAATCCTTTGAAATTTTATTCAGGGCACTTTATAACGAAAATGTTGAAATTATAAGACCAAAAGAGCATTTGATGAGAGCATCAGATGCAAGATTTAGAGTTACGAATGATTTTATTGTAGAAAGTGTCGAAGGAAATCCTTTTGATCTCGTAAATCTCACATTATTTCAAAAAGAATATGAAAATATCAACCCTGCATATGGTCCTGTAGCTTCTGTAGAGAAGATATCAACAAATGATAATTCAGACTATTATCGATTAAAAATTGATGGTGGTTACAATAGAGATATTACTTATAATGGCGCAGTATATGGCGATTTTGCAGTTCATGCAAAATCTAAGGTTATTGGATCAGTATCAACAGGAGCAACTACAATTGATGTAGATTCAACTGTTGGTTTTCCTGAAAGTGGTGAATTATATGTAAACTATTCAAATTCAATAGGAATTGTTTCATATACATCTAAG